AGCGCTGGCTGGGGGAACGCGAACCCGTCGTAGAGGTAGGCGTTGTCGTAGACCTCGGCCTGCTCGTAGTCCAGGGTGTCCGGCTGCGGTTCTCGGGTGTACCCGTCGAAGGTCTCCTCGTAGGCCGCACGCTCCTCCGGCGGGACGTACTCCAGCCGGGCCATGAGCAGGTTGATGGCGTTCAGTTCGTCGACCATCGCCGACAGGTAGGTCTTCAGGTGCCACCCGACCTGCTCATCCAGGGTGCGGTAGAACTCCGGCAACCGGGCGTACAACCGCTCGGTGGTGACGCTGTAGGTGGGCTCTACACTCATGGCGGGCTCCACCCCGTGATGTTCACCGTGATGGTCCCGGGGGTGACCAGGGTGGCGTTGCCGGTCAGGGTGACGTCACTGGCCGGGGTGGTCAGGGTGTCCACATAGTCCACGCCGGGCACCTGATCCGCCAGGGCGATGATCTCGTTGCGGCGCACGACCCCGGCCCATGGCCAGAAGGTCGGCGACAGGTACTGGTGCAGCGCGGCCTCCACCGACGCCTGCACGGCCTCCGGGGTGTAGGTGGGTACCGCCGCGACGGTCACGGTGACGTTCACGGCGGTCACCGTCGGGTCGATGATGTGCAGGATCAGGTTCGCGGCAGTGCGCTGGTCCAGGTCGTCGAACAGGGCGGTCTTGTCCCCGGCGCTCAGTGGCCCGTCGTCGCCGTAGACCACGATGGTGGAATGCCCGGGATGGTCCCCGGGTGCCCCGGACCCGGCGGTGGGGTCGAAGTTGTCCAGGGTCAGCGCCCGGAACACGCGCGGGTCCTCCAGCGCGGCCTGGGTGAAGTTCGCCGGGATGAGCAGGGTGTCCACCAACCGCTGCAGGCGCTGGGTGCCGCGCTCCAGCAGGGCCTGGTCGGTCTCCGGGGACAGACCCCCTGCCACCACCGAGGCGGTCTCGGCGATCTCGATCCCGGACAGCGCGTCGATGACGTCCATCCGCGCCCCGGTGGCGATGCCGTTGGCCACGGTGGTGCGCCGCTGGGCCGATGCCGACACGGTGCCGGTGGTCGTCCCGCCGACAATCGTCAGGTCGAGGTTGGTGAAGAACGACATGTAGTCGCTGTTGGTCTCGTAGTCGTTGGTGCCCAGCGGGAGGCTGACCTCGGTACCGGCCGGGACCACGTACCCGGTGTCGTCCACGGCGGTGAACTTGACGTCGACCGTCGGGGTCGCGCCCGCGTCGCGGACCACGCCGAACCGCTCCAGCAGGATCATCATCATGGTGCGCGGCAGACGGTTGAGCGTGAACAGTGTCTCGGCGATTTCGACGGCCATGGCCTCCATCAGCGCGTACTCGACATTGGTCGGCTCGGGGACCCAGTCGGTGCGACGGGCGCGCAACGTGGCCACCCCAGCGGCCAGGATGTCGGACGGCGACTTGTCGTGCAGCGTCAGGTCGGTGAAGGGTACGTAGTCGGGGCTGGAGGTCATCAGGCACGCTCCGGGGATACGTCGAAGGCGACGGTGACGGTCTGGGTGGCATCGGTCTCGTCCGCGATGGTGATGTCCAGCGCGCTGATCTCCGGCAGGTAGTCGGTGACCTGGGAGTGGAACGCGGAGTAGGCGAACCCGTCGAAGGCCATGTCCGGCATTCCAAGGTCGCGGCTGATCAACCGCTCCCCCTGCACCGTCAGCAACAGGGTGGTGACCTGCTGGCGGTAGTACTCGTCCGACCCCTGGTCCACGGCGGCGACCATTCCGGACGCGGAGAACTGGAATGGCATCGACAGAACGTTGGCCATCTCTACCCGATCCTTCCCAGCACGACGAGGTCTTCCTTGATCCGGCCGACCTGCCCGACCACGACCCGGTCGCCCTTCTCGTACACAGTCTCCCGCATAACGTCGCCTTCGTCCGGGCAGAGACTGATCACGGCGGGCAGCGGGCCGAAGTCCGCGTCCCCACCGAGGTCTTCGACGGTGACATGCAGCCAGGTCCCGGTGACCCGGGTGACGTTGCCGTAGTAGAGCCGCATCAGTACTCCAACCCCGGGAGCGTGGCCCCGTACCGCCATTGGTCGCCGGGCGCGGTGACGTACTGGAAGTACCGGCCGTTGATCACACCGACCACGTCCTGCAGGCCCATGCACACGGCCAGACCGTCGACCCCGACCAGTAGTGCCCCACGAGTCCGCAACGCCTCGTAGATGTCCAGCATGTTCTCGGACAGGGCCTGCACCGCCGTGCTGTAGTCGACGGCGAAGTCGATACCGGTCTGGGACGCGGCCCAGGACACCATCGCCAGCCCGTCGGTCTCCCCGCCGTCGTCGTCGTAGTCCCCCGGCGCCCCATCGGCGACGAGGGTGGACGCCCAGAAGGCGAAGTCGCCGGGGTTCAGCGTGCCTAGCCTGGATCCGGTGGTGGGTGTGGTGACGGCCATCGTGTCCTCCTCAGTACCAGTTCTTCGATTGGAAGTGTGCCCAGGCGTTCGCCGGTGATCCGTACCGGCCCTTGATGTACCCCAGCCCCCACCGGATCTGGGTCTGCGGGTTGGTGCGCCAGTCCGACCCCTCGCTGGCCATCTTCGACCCGGGCAGGGCCTGCGGGATGCCGGTGGCCCCGCTACTGGGGTTGACCGCGCGGTAGTTCCACCCTGACTCACGCTCCCACAACTGTTCGAGCGGTGGGAACTGGTCCGGGCCCCAACCATAACTGGCCAACATGCTCAGGGCGTACTCCTTGACCGCGCTGGTCGTGTGCGGGTAGTCGGCCGGGTCCGTGCTCAGGGTGCTGCCGCTAGTGCTGCGCTGTGGTTCTGGGTTGCGGATGGTCGAGGCGCTGATGGCCACCACACCGTCTCCGGTCAACGGGTAGGACACGGTGTTGATCATGTAGGGCCCGGAGTACTTGGGGAAGTTCGTCAACCGCAGCGCGGTGCCCGGCAGCACCCCACCGGCGCGCCGGATCGGCAGTTCGACGTCCACCTCGATGTCCCGGGAGTCCGACGAGTCCCGGATCTCCGGGATGGTCATCGGTTCCTTGGAACCCTCGGGGTACCAGTCGACGATGGTCGCCGGGCGTTGACGTACCAGCCAGGTGGGCGCGCCGAAGTAGACCGTGCCACCGACCTCGTACAGCAGGAAACCACGCTCATCGGCCAGACGTCTCATCGTGGTCCACGCGCTGGGCTCTGACCCGGGGTCGTAGGTGGTGCCCCGCGCGTCGGTGTCCCGGGCCACCCGCTTGCGACGCGGCGACTTCTGGACCACCGGGGCGGGGACCTTCGCTTCCTTGCACTCCGAGCGCACGAACATGGACGGGCTGACCTGCTTGCGCACCTTCTTGCCCCGCAGGGCCTTCAACCGCTTGATGGTGACCGGGCGGCATCGGATGGCCAGGCCACCGAGCCCGGCCCCCTCCCCGGTCTCGATCACCGCGACGTACAGTCTCAGCCCGTGGTAGCGCACCGGGACGTCCAGGTCGAAGTACTGTTGGCGCAGGAGTCTGAGCCCTGGGTCGTCGAACAGGAACGTCAGTTCGGTGGCCTGGTCGTTGGCCATCTCCAGGTTCACCCCCATGAGCATCTTCCGCGCGTCGGCGTTGGCGGGCTTCCCGTGAACCAGCAGCGCCTGCAGGTCCGGGGTGTTGTCCAGGGCGGCGATTCTCATGGCTTCAGATTCGGGTATTTCCAACCAAGCCACGACCCCATGCCCAGGTACTTGGTGATGCCCATCTTCTGGATCGTGCTACCGGTGGTGGTGATCATCTGCCCGTTGCCGACCGAGATGGCGGTGTGCGGGTGGCTCCAGCACAGGACCGCACCGGCCGGGGCGTCGTAGTCGGTGCCGTGCTGGGTGCCGGATGGCATGTAGGACCACTCGTCGGCCCCATTGGCCGCACCACCACCGGATCCCTTGCCCAGGACGTTGACGAACATCTGGCAGTACCCGCTGTACATGGACTTGCCCAGGTAGGTGTACGCGCGTTCGACCATCTCACGCGGGGTGAAGGTACAGTTCGTCCCGGCCTTGTCCGACGGTTCCACCCACTCGCCGTGGAAGGAGGTCGACGTGGCCCCGGTCTGCGGCTCGGGGTTGCGCACGGTCGCGGCGTCGACCACGAGATCGCCCTCGCCGGTGAGCGGGTAGGACACCCGGGTGATGTAGTAGGTGTCGTCGTAGACCGGGAAGTCGTTGAACCGCACCCCCATGCCGGGGAACACCCGGCTGGCCCGGTCCAGGGGCAGGTTGACGGTGATCTCCACGTCCTTGGAGTCCACCGAGCGCCGTATCTCCGGGATGCTGGTCGGCTCCTTGCCGTTCTCCGGGTACCAGTCGATGTCCAGCACCGGCTGGTGCTCCACCAACCAGGTGGGTCGGCCGAAGAAGATCGTGCCCCCCACCTCGTAGAGGACCGACCCGGTCTCGTTGGCCAACCGGCGCATGGTGGTCCAGGCGCTGGGGTAGTCCCCGGGCTCGTAGGTGGTGCCCTTCTCGGCATGGTCGCGGACGACGCGCTTCTTCTTCGCGGTCCGTTGCACCACCGGGTCGTTGCCCACCTTGGCCTCGCGGCACTCGCGGATGATGTACCCCGCCGGGGACACGTCCTTGTAGACCTTCTTGCCGCGCAGGTTCTTCAGGCGCTTGATGGCCAGCGGGCGGGCCTGTACCCTGATCCCGCCCAGACC